CATCCGTTGTATCACCCGCCAAGGTTTGTATTAAATGATAACGATCTGCATCTTCTTCACTAGGTTGGTGGTACTCTCCACGGTTATAGTCGTAGAAGATACCGGGTACGCTCTTAAAGTCTTTGTCGATGCTGACAATGATCGTCTCTTCATCCATTGCTTTATCAGTAGCTAAGATAGATATAACATCATCTGCTTCAAGGTTCGCCCACAACACACCACCTAACTCATCGATGATCCACTGCTTTACTTGTCGTAAGATTATGGGTAAGCGTGACTTAGCACGGTTTGCTTTGTAGTCAGGATTAAGTTTACGACGGAAGTTAGCACGGTCACTCAAGCACAGCACGACATTCTCTGTCTTTAATTTCTCTTGGAACTCTACGATCTTGTTGACCACACGAGCTTTAGCTAATGCCATGTCTGCGTGTACAGTCCACAGTTCGTCTTTCCATTGTATTGATTCTTCTGCTACTACTGCTGCTTCAAACGCTAAGACGTCTGCATCAATCAGTAATGTTGTTTTAGTTTTACTCATAATAGATACTCCAGTTCTCTTGGTATTTTTTATATTTTGATTTGCTTGGGTTCTCAGGGAATAGCTTGATGTTCTTACTTGTTACTACATCTCTTGGCATCATCCACCACTCATCCCGTGGAGATATATAGATAGCTACAACATCAATCTCATCTGACATCGGCAACTTCATAGTGCTACCTGATGCTGTGTTGACTGTGTATGCATTGTGGTCCTTTACTGATGTACTCTTTACTTGTACCTTTAGATCACCCGCTGGGCAGCTAACTATAAAGTCCCAAGGCATCGGCGTTGTTGTTGGATGTGGTTCAAAGTCACGCTCCAAACACTCTTTAATAAACACGGTCTCTGCAATAGTACCGATGCGTTGGGCTTTTGAAGTTGGCATAGTTAAGTCGTGGGTATCGTACAGGGTAGCAAGTGAAGTATAGTAATCGTATTGTAACTCTGCCATCTTAATGTGTCTCCGCCCAGTTGTTTCCTACTTTATACTCACCGTCTAGTTGTACTTTCAGGTTTAACCGTTTACCTGCGTGGCGAATCGCTTCGACCGCTAGATGTCCGAATGCTTCGGCTTTGTTGGGCAGTACTTCAGCTTGGAACTCGTCGTGTATATTAGCTACGAATGCGTACTCTCTACCGTGCTGCCATCGTAATTGGTTGAGCTTGTTAAATAATTCGATCAGTGCTACTTTCATTACGACTGCACCCGCTGATTGCAATAACATATTAAGTGCTGCGTGACTGCTTCTAACTGGTAGGACTCTTTTATCTAAACCTCTTAGTACTCCACCTTTTTTAACTTTGTAATCAATAACTTCCTTTAATCTTCTAAGTGCTGGCATATTAGATAAAAACTTCCTCCTCATGTGTAAACCTTCTTTTAGCCCACCTCCTACGATTTTACCCATGAGTTCAGGACCAGCACCATAAAGTAGGGCATAGATGAATGTCTTAGCTTGGTCCCTAGTTTCCAGCCCTGCTGCTTTTTGATTAACAGTGTGTATATCATCCTCTAGCAGATACCTAGCGTACTTACCGCCATCAAACCTATATAAGTAATGAGCTAACATTCTTAACTCTAAACCACTAGCGTCACACCCCACCAACTTATAGCCCTCACCCGCACCGAACAATTCTCGACACTCTTCCCCAAAAGGAGCAGAACAACTAGGCACTTGAGCAACATTAGGATTACTATGTGTACACCTACCTGTTACAGCTCCGTTAGTATTGACCCTACCATATATACGCCCATCCTTTTGTAAGTTTAACCAACCGTAATTACCTTCTGATAACGCACCTAATCTTTTCTGTATTAGTAAATAGTCTAATAGTTTAGAGGCTATAGGATGATCTATACTTTCCAATACAAGAGTATCTATCTTAGGAGTAGTAGCATCAGGTTCCACGGGTAATTCATAACCAAGCTTATTTAATTGTTTAGCTATTTGTTTTCTACTGCCGGGATTAAATGGCGTATACTTAACCTTGTTCTCTAACCTAACGGCATCATCTGCCCGCTTGATAACTTTCTTAGCTTCTCTTAACTGCTGCTTCAAGGCACCTTTCGTCTCAGCTTCATACACCTCACCTTCCAACTCTAACCTCCAACCTACGGCTGTCTTCATCTCCTCCTTAGTGGGTTCACACACAGATTGTAAATGGTCTGCGATCTCTGCTCGTGCCGACATTAACTTCAACTCTAGCTCTTCGGCTTTCTTTATATTAAAAGCAAATCCTCTACGCTCTTGTTGGCTGATGATAAAAGCAAACTTATGTTCATTGTCTAACATCTCAAGACTAGGTTTCTTCTGAACGAGATGATTGAATAATAACTGCGTAACAACGCAATCTCTTTCGCAATACTTACGCATCTCATCATTATAACTATCAAAGGCGTTATCTTGTTCACCGTATGTCAGCTTAGTTAAATTGTTTAACCGTAGCCCCCAAGCTTTGAGACTGTGACTACCCATACGTTCCTCGTTAAACTTTCGTCCTATTTTCTCGTAGATGTATTTATCTATAAATTTATCACGCTCCTTATCTATCAACCCCTCCTCGTCGGCTAGTGCTTCTGCTTCAGCTCTAGGACCACGACTCAATCGTGCTAACTCCATAATATCATCGTTGCGTATATCAGGTTCTATACACCTAGCCATCACCATAGTATCTAATACTTTAACTAAGGGCGGGGAGAATCCTTCCATCTTTTTTAATGCTGGAATATCAAACCGCATCACATTGTGTCCGACTATGCGATCAGCTTCAGCTAAGGCTTTGAGACCATGCTGTATACTTTCACCTGCAAAGGTAACAAGCTTTGGCATCGTTGGGTCATAGATAGATAGACAGTGTATAACTTTTAAATCACTGAGGTGTACCCAGTCTTCTATCTTATTAGTTTCTATATCAAAAAATAATGTTCTCATTTAATTCAAAATTCTTCTTCATTGTTACTCATTATGTTGTCAGGTGTAGCTCGACCAGTTTTCCTATCGTAATACAGTGTGTCACACTCGCCTGTCTCTCCACTGAATCTATTCTTCAAGACTCGCACCCGTGTTTCATTTGATATTGCATCGCTCTGCTGATTACGCTCCAGTCCAATAACCATATCAGACAACTGTGCTATAGCTTGAGACCCACGCAGATGGTGAAGACTAACTCTTCCTCCCTCTTCGTGACCAGAATCTACTCGTTTCAAGTGAGATACCAATACCATACCACACTTCGTTTCTTCAACAAGCGACCTGAGTTTAGTCATAGTATTATCTATTAACCTACGCTCATCATCCCCCGCTATACCACTGACTACGATACTGAGGTGGTCCAAAAATATCCAGTTGCAATCAAGACCTCGTATTAAATACCTGATCTTGTCTAATAGATTCTCTGAATCCATGCTGCCAAAGTGGTCATAGGTGTAGAACCTACCATTCCCCACTGTCTCTTCAAACGCTGGTAACAACACTTCTTGGTCAGCTATGCCCTGTTCTAAGTGTAAGGGTTTATTAATATGTATCCCCATTATGCCTAGTGCAGTACGCCTGACCGACTCCTCTAGTGCTATGTATCCAACAGTCTGGTCGTGTGCTAATAAGTGGTGAGCTATCTCTCGACAAAACAAACTCTTACCAGTTCCACTACCTGCAGTGACGGTCACTAACTCACCCAACCTCAAACCGTGCGTCATATCAGTTAACCGTTTGAATGGATACTCTATAGATTTGTTAGCTTCAGTATTATTAATGACATCCCACAACTCTGTACCATTGATGATGCCGTCTGGTCTATATTCCCTAGCATTCCATAAGCACTCTACTAACTCTTTAGTTTTGTTAGCTACTAACATTTCACTAGCATCTTTAAGAGGTAGTTCTGCTATGTGTGCTTTGCCGGGACTGAGTAAACTCGCTAACTCTTTAGCTCCTTTAGTTCCTTCCTCATCGTTATCGAAACAAAACACAACAGACTCGAAACTATTCAACCAGTCTAATTGTTTCTTGATATGATTAACGCTACCATTAGCACCACATGGAATAGAGACTACCGCCCATCTGTTATCAAAAGCTTGCGACACACTTAGTGCATCTAACTCGCCCTCTGTTACAACAACTCGACGACCACCCTGCTTCCATAGATGCTGACCAAACAGAACACTAGGTGTGCCTCTAGTAACAAAACTTTTATCACGGTGTCTTAGCTTTTGAAATACTATTTCTCCGTGTTTGTTTTTGTAGTTAGCTATCTGTACACTCTGTCCATTCAACGATCCTATTTGATAAGACCACTTACGGCAGGTGTCCTCTGTTAATCCTCTAGGTGCAATGGCTATAGTTTTACCTGTTATAAACTCTCTCGATATTGGTTCATTCACTCGTCCTCCTCCTCTAGCATGATGGTTGCAACTGAAACACTTCCAGCTTCCGTCACTGTTAATTCCTCGTGCGTCACTTGATCCACACTCAGGGCAGGGTTGGTGTGTTTGTGTAAAAGCCATGACTTAGGTATTGTTTGATGTGCATATTTAATTCCTTTCTTTTCGCACCAAGCTGCGTAGGTGGTGTCGCTTCCTTTACGAATTTTGTTTCTCGCATTTTGAAACACCAATCTAATATCTAGATGTGGATGTTGCTCTCGTACCAACAAATGTTTCTTGCGATCTTCTACTGTCCATACTCCTTTAGCTTCAATGATAATATCACCAATGATAAAGTCAGGTGTGTAGGTTGCAGTCTTAGTATACTCCAACTTCAAAGTCTCGTACTGAAAGCTGACACCACCACGCCTAAGCTGTGATGCTAACTTTTCCTCGAAGCCTGAACGAAATTTAGAATTGACCGAAGTTTTCTTCCGTCTCTTCTTCCGCATCAAATCCACCCTCTAAGTTCTCACCGCCATTAACAAAGCCTTCTTCTTTTGCAGTAAATCCGAATGCACTGGCTGCCTTAGTTGAAATACTTACATCACCCAACTCAAGCACTTGTACGGCTTCCAACTTAAAGGTAACTCCAAAACCAATAGCCGGACTGTTGTAAAAACTTGGACGAAAAGCTACTACCACTTTACTACCACTCCAAACTTGGACATCTTTACCCAACGGTTGAGTCTTTGAATCATATACAGGCATGGATCGGTGATAAATCTCACCTGTACTCCTCAACCTACCACCGCCTTCCATCTTAGTCTTAACAAGGAAGCCACCATCTACTTCTTCTATAGGTAGCTCACGCTGAATTAACTTTTTATCCGGCTTTTGTTGCTGTGCTTCTTGTAACTCCTGTTCATACAGGGGTCTAAGTGTATTTTTAATAACATCAGCTTGTTCTTTATCTACAATAACATCACAAGTGTACATACCAAACTCTGGTTCAAATTTCTTGTAAGGTTCTGTAATGTGTGGATACCTAGCTGTACCCTTTGCTTTTATTATTTGATGTTTAGTTCTACTTTTTAGTGCCATATCTCTTGGTGTTTATTATTGGTTATTAAGATAACAGATACTGCTGGCGTTTAACTGCGGACACATCTAAGTCTCCAAGCTCCGGCACATCAGGCAGTTCTGCTTCTGGGTTGTTGTTGATTTGCTCCGCACGGAACTCGCCTAGGAGATCAACAGTGAAAGTCTTTGTATATGTTTCTCGTACAATTGTATTACATTTTCGTGCATTACTTGCATGTGTCACAAAGCAGTCATGTATAGTAGCGAGGTCAAAGTCAACCTCATTAGCTACTTGATGGACAATACAAGCGTCAAGGCTGTGGATAAAGTTAGCAGTGATAGCGTTCATCTGTCCCCTTTCATCTATGTTATCCCCAAGCTCATCTGTTGTTATACTGATGCTCATGTTTTGAAACACAGACTCCACCTTTAACTTCTTAAATTTACGGTAGCTTTGCACCACTTTAAATCCAGTAGGTGTGGACCAAGTGATCGGTTCGTCACATCCTAATGCTCGCACACATCCCCGTAAATACTTCATCACCCTGTTTACTGGACGACACGTTTGGTCTGCTAATCGATTAACAATCTTACATAAATAGATAACAGCAGTGAGCATCTCACCAGTCGATGACCAGTTGTGGTTCACTCCGATACTTTTGAATACATCTTGTACGAGATTGTAATGAGTGGCTCCGTACGGGCGGTTCATTATGGCAAGCTTCGCTAACTTCCGACTGATACCATACTTCAACCAGTCCTGTGCGATCACACCTCCGTCTGCCTGTAACTCCTCACGCACACGGTCAGCAAACTCTTGGTACATATCATTCGCTCGGTCCTCTTCGACAAGGTTACACATCCTCCCCGTCTCTTTGTCCCGTAGTAATAAC